ACCATGCCATTGCTCTGAGCCTCAGCAATTAGCAGAAACGTCGCCAAGCTCTTCCCTGCCGAGAATGGCCCGTAGAACTCCGTTGTTCTACCCAACGCAACTCCGCCGCCTAGAAGTCTATCTAAAGCGGGGATCCTCGTCGAGATTCGCCTTATCCGATAGCGGGGGTCGGAGGCTTTGAATAATACGGGCTTCTTGTACTCGCGCTCCAGTGTCCTCGCGAGGTCTTCGACCGAGGACTCTTCGAGATCTAGTTTCGCAGTCCGGACAGACATAGATTACTACGACTTTCCTAAGCGGCGACCGACTGCTCGGTCGGTAGCTCAAGTCGTTCAAGGATAATGCTTCCCTTGTCATGTTGGTACTTTCCGTATACAAGTACGACCCTCCCTCTGATGAGTGAGTGTAGGTACTGTCGCCATTCGTTGGGGAAAACCACGATATCGTACTTACCCACCCCGTCATAGGTAACTTCCACGAACGCCATCTTTTCTCCTCTGCGGGTGGAGATTTCCCGAACACCTGTAACCAAGCCACCTATCCAGTAGCTCGAATCAAAAGGTCGGTTCATACTGCTGACATTCGTAGCCGATCTCATCTTCCTATCAAGCTTCACTCGATAGTTGTCCAGAGGATGCACTGAAACGTAAGCACCTAATAGCTCCAACTCCACCTTTGCTCGGTCGGACTCTCCAGGTATTCCAATACTCTCCAGAGCACCTATCCGTATGAGTTGATCGACGACACGCTTGTTACATCGCCTCCTGTCTACTCCAGTCCAGATTTGCTCCAGACTACTGAACGGTCTTCTTACCATTATCTCCTCGCAGGCTTTGGGGCCTACACCAAGTATAGCAGTCAGACCGTAACGAATCGTCCTGCGGCCTGTTGGTGTGAAACCTACGTTACTGCGATTGATGTCTGGCGACTTGAACCTGATCTTGAAATAGCGCTTGGCCTCTTCAATCACCACGGGCCGCTCTTTGTTCTCTCGATGGCTTAGAAGAGCACAGTAAAATATCTGGGGGTAGTAAGTTTTGAGCCAAGCTGTCTGGTAAGCGATCACCGCATAAGCTGTCGAATGCGCTCGGTTGAAGCCATAGCCACGATAGTTGAAGATCATTTCCCAGATCTTGTTGGCTACTTCCTGTGTACATCCGTTATTCAGCGCGCCTATACAATGACCACCCTTGTAATCTCCCCCATCAAAGAATATAGGCTTGAGATCATCCCACACGTCGCCCTTCTTATACTTGATAGCCTCCTTCAGTTCGTCGACGACATGGTGATCCATACCAGCGATCTGTAGTCCGATCTCCATGACCTGCTCTTGATAGAGCACAACCCCCTTTGGGAGAATGCTGCGTAGTCTTGGATCAGGCAAAGTCCGAACAAGGTGGGCACTACCCTTGTCCCGACCTTCTTTATAAGGACGAACGAACTGATTCGCGCCGCCTCTTCCAAGAGCCATGACGGCAATAAGATCTTCAAACGATTTGAGCTGAAGGTCACGTACCACCTGACGCGAGGCTGCCCCTTCGACTTGAAATACACCAGCACAAGCCCCAGAGTTGATGACACGCCAAACCTCAGGATCTTCATACTCGGACATCCCTTCAAAGGGATCCTCACCAATGTAGTCGATGCACTCTTGGATGATGTCAAGGGTATCAAGACTGAGGATGTCAAATTTCACCACCCCTAACTTCTTCAGCGCGTTCATGTCATACTGCGTGACTACAGCTATATTCCCCCTGCCTGCGCCACGCCCTACGGTCATGGTAGGTACGAGCCTTCCAAGATCGAATGTGTTGTCGCTGATAACAACACCCGCCGCATGCTTGCCTTCGCCGTTTACAAGCTCCTGTATGGTCGTACACCAGTCGTAGAAACCTGCATATTGCTCCATAGCCTCAACCACGGTATGCGGTAGGCCAGGTTGCTTGAGTAGTTCTCCTAGCTCGCCACTGGCCTTGAGGTTGACGATGGCCGCGCTATCGGGGAAACTCTTGCTCGCTCCCATGCACTCCTGTGCCGAGTAGCCCAGGACGCGTAGGATTCTCTGTATCGTACCCCTTGGCCCAAGCCGAGCGAACGTCCCAACTTGCCTGGCTTGATATGGCGCCTGATTATATCGTTCGATGATGTATTGGACGACCTCGTCACGTCTACTGCGAGCAAAGTCGACATCAAAGTCAGGTAGCGACGGGCGCGCAGGATTGAGAGCACGCTCAAACATGAGATCGTACCTGATAGGGTCAACATCGACAATGCCCATAAGGTAGGCTGCGAGTACCCCTGCCATAGAGCCACGACCAGGGCCAACCCGTATGCCGTGATTCCTAGCCCAACGGATATAATCACGGACAATAAGAAATTCCTCTTCAAACTTCGCGCCAAAGATAATCTTGAGCTCGTACTGTAGCCGATCCCAGTATACCTGTACATCCTGTGCAAGTGTGCCATTCTCATCAAGCTTCCTGAGCCTACGCTCACAAAGACTACGCATGTAGTCGGCCGCAGTTACGCTAGTATTCTTGCGGGGAGCTACTGGGATATGCCACACTCTGTTCTCGAACTCGGGTATGCTGATGTCTACCTTGCCTACCAGATCACTGATAGCAGTCTGGCTGTAGCGCCACGTTGTAGTGTCCCACAACGCCTTGACTTCTTGCCACGTCTTCAGGTGATACCCATAGCCACTGAAGTGGAAGCGGTCTGTGTCCCGCCACTTTGCCCCTGTCTGCATCGCCAGCCAGATATCGTGTATATCATGCTGCTCTGCGTCCACATAGTGACTATCGTTCGTTATGACATGCGGTATGCCGTACTTCTCGGACCAGCGTATGAGCCTTGAATTCACTTGATCCAAGGTCTGCCCATACTCGATATCGCCAGGGTTGTTCCGCCGCAGGTCATGTCGCTGTAGCTCGAGATACAGATTTGGGAATAGCTCCCTCAGATATAGCAGTTGCTCTCGGGCCTGCCCATACTTCTTGGCTAGTATCAGGCTCGGTACATGCCCGTTGAGACATGTGGTTGTGATAGCAATGCTAGCTCTGTCCCGCCTGCTCAGTTTCTCTAGTACGTCATAGTCTACCCTCGGCCTGTAGTAGAAATACTCGGGGCTGTTTGCGATACTACTGAGCTCGCACAGCACTTCGTATCCACGCTTGTTCAGGGCTAACATCAACAGATGGTAAGTGCGCGGCCCTTCTTTCTTGCCAGTTTCGACATTGAGTGTGCGGGTTCTGTCTGCATGATCCTCACACAGATAGAACTCCTGACCAATGATTGGTTTGACATCCTCCTTACGGCATGCCGCGTAGAACTCAGGTGCGCCGCTCAGTCTACCATGATCAGTTAGAGCTAGAGCTGCCTGCCTGTTCTGCGCTGCCTTATGCACTAGATCCTCGATGGGCGCAAGCCCATCCAGAATGCTGTATTCGCTATGCACGTGGAGATGCGCAAATCTGTTCATCGCAGTTCAAATGAGATTGTCATGGCACCCTTACATTGTACACGTTTAGACGGGGTTTAGCATCCGCCTACGGACCATTCACTCCTGGAGCCAGGATATTTGAGTAGCATGAATCCCATCACCCGCCGCACATCTGCCAGCGAATGGAGACTCAAGGGTCCCGTGTAGCCCGTTGCCGCGCGATACAATGCGACGTGTCTCGCCCAGGTTCCTTGAAAGTATTGGCCTGGACCATTTGCTCCACTGCCTCTACGGTTAGGGATATCCAACCCACCGCTCTCTTTTGAGATAATACAGTCAACCCGCGCCATCGGCCCCACGATTGAGGGAATTGGTGGCGGAGGCGGAGCTAGCACACCAGTCACAATCAGGTATTGTCGCGGCGACAACCCTGTTGTAAATGATGCACCCTGCAAATCAATGGGATCAACCTCCACTTCTTGTGCTAGTTGGATCACTTCGTCACTGACAGCAGGCGCATCCGTGTCGTCCGCAGCATACGCGACACTCTGGGTAAGTGCCGAAGCTATCAGTGCGAAACTGGCGAATAGTCTCAATAGTACCTCCTTGGTAGTAAGGGTGCCCTGACATCATTTGCGATCTACGATCACCCTGTTTGCGTACCGAAGAATCTTGCGTAACTGGTCCTCGGACACAAGGTAATCGCCGAAGTAGGTTAGCTGGATAACGGTAAACTCGGGCATGCCGTCCGAATACGCGAGATCGCACCACGCTTCACTATTCTCGACCCTGGTCTTCATGTAGATATTGCCAGGGTTGATAATATCAAATAAGCGCTGGTTGGATTCTGCTGAAGGCGTTGAAGTTTCTGGTTCTTCCGCCACCTCTTACAACACTCCCATCTGGTCTTTGTCCTGTACGCATCCGCATATATTTGCTGAACTCGCACAGGCAATTCTCAATATCACTTGCCACAATAGTCTTATTCTGCCAGTATGGGAATGCCAAATCATACTGCTGGAAGTAGCTCTGCTGACTATCTGCAAGGCTGTGTATGGCTAGATGATACGATTTGACACCACGGATACCTGGGTACAGCCATTTTAGCCCATTGATACAGCCAGGACCAGCTTCAGCAAAGCTGTTGCGGTCTAGCCGTGGGTCATAATATGCCCAATCCACGGCTACCTGGAAGCCTAGAAAGCGTCCAAACCCATCTACGCCTAGGAATACGTGATAGGCTCGCTCAAAGTCTGGAGCGTTGTTCAGACGCACAACAATCTCGGGCACCTTCTTCTGGAGCAGCTCCATCAAGAAGCACACGTTGCTCACCTTATCGGTGTAGTTGCCAAACTTGACGCCCGTTACCGTGAATGCACCCGTGAACGGTTGATTGCCTGTTTCGTTCACCCAATACTTGATATAACCTGCCTGATCTCGATGGTCCCAGGGGGTGCGCCACTCGAGATATGGCTTACCATCACGCAGAAAGTCAAACGTGGGTATGGCGTTGAAGTAGCGGTAGACCAGTATGTTCCACAGCGCATCCTCGGGTGTACCGAAGGTAGCCGCAGCCTCCAGCACCCCGATGATGTATTGTGTTCCACGGTCTAGCTCCCGATACACGTTGCAGAAGTGGTGGTTTGCCAGCCACTGATCCTGCGTCCAAGGCGGGAGATCTTGCCTCTCGAAGCGCCTGTGGTAGACCATCTGGCGCTCGTACACGAACTGCCAGAATAGCCTCATGTTGTCAGGGTTTTCTGTCATGCGTTGCCAGCCCTCAAATCTTCTCCGTATTTACCAATCTCCCTATGCAACGAACTAATGTATTCCATGTCTGCTTCAGTTGGCTCACGGTTGTCATCAAGCTCTGTAACCAGAGCCGCTAAGATACTTGCTGCACCACCATAGAATGCCCGACGCATCTCTTGCCTTTGGATGCTCGAAACATTATAGAGGCCTACCCGCAGTGAAAAATCATCCCACTGTTCGGATATAGACTTACGTTTCATATGAATGCCATGTCACTTGGTTTAGATAGCTCTTCGTTCAGCACGTCATTGTACACGGAGAACCTGCAATCATAGTAGTTACACTCGTGGGTCTGCACCCTGTTCATTGCCTCAAGATGCTCTTGCCCATACCACAATTCAATGAACTTCTTCTCTGTCAAGCTTCCAATACTTATGTCCTCCTCTCGGTCCTGATAGTAGCAGCAAATCCACACGGTACCTAATGCGTCTACCACGGTATGCAGCGGGTTGAGCCAGCATACACCGTTCTGGTGAGTCTTCTGGGTGCTCCCAAACACTTTACGTGGGTACTTGGCACTTAGCGCGGCCAAATGCTCTGTGAGGCATTCCTGTGCGTCTTGCGGCAGCAGGGCAGGGTCGTCCGCATTATGACGCTTTGGCTTGATACTTACGAAGTCTACACCAGTGTCCAGAATCTCAGCTACGAGATAGTCAAGCATTGGAATATCGCTGATACCAAGAAGAATCTTGCCACCGACGCTTGCGTTCGATCGCGTGTTATTGCGAGATCGTACGATATCTCTAAGTGATCCGAGCTGATTGACAGTATATACGCTAACGCGGATGTACCGTACTCCGTTGTAACAGAGAAGACGGCCAATAGTCTCAGGGTTGGTTCCATTGGTGATCATGCCAAACTGTAGGCCCTGTTCGCGTATTGCGTCCATGAGATCGTCGAACTTGGGATGCAGCGTTGGTTCGCCGCCACCCGAGAACTCGATGCTCTCTCCGCCCATAACAGCAAACTCTGTTACGAAGCGTTTGAATATCTCCGCATCCAGGCTAACAGGAGTCTTGGCATTCTCCGCATTCGCAACACATCCGAAACACCTCATATTGCAGAAGTATGTCGGATAGACTATTGCCATCGTAGGCGCTACCATCTTACCCTGGTGTAGCCTGATGGCATCCTTCCTGAAGGCCAATGCCTTGTCTCGCAAGCTAACAGGAGCGTAGCTTATATCAGTAGTCACCAAATGCCTCAACCCAAGCTCTTGCCACACCTGTCATGAATCTGATCCATCTGACCCCGTCGGCGGGTCCCGTGGGTAGAGCCACTTGTCCGTTAGATACAGCAAGATGCCGAACAATATCACCGACGTCGGAACCAATGGAATCTGTTGTAGCCAACTCAGCAACGAGTTCCTCTTGTTCTGGGGCCTCTTCTTCAATAGTAGCGGGTTTAGGAGCATACTTGCTCACGTATGGCTTGAGCTCGTACTGTGTGTACTCATAAATCGGGACTTCGTCTGTGCAGATATTATCATAGAACGTGGCAGGATGCTCTGGATCTTTGATAAGGTCTGCGTCCAGAAACTCAAGCACCATGTAGGCCAGTGCTCTTGCGTCGCTATACTCGGACACAAAATCAAGTGCCCGTTGTGCGATACGCGCCCTGGTCTTAGGCTTGCGCATGATCTCGTTTACGCGCTCCGCAATCCCCTGGGGATCAGACGGTACAGTCCAGGTTATGTCTTGTCCTGCCAGTGGCGACCACGGATGACTGTCAACCTTCTCATGCACAATTGATAGGCAGCCGTACACCATTGCCTCAAACATGATACAGCTTGTCTGACCATCGAAACGGTCGCCAATACTGCCAGCAAGATCAATACTAGCCGCGTGGGTTTGATAAATTCCAGGAATAACATCTGGCAGTTGGCTCCCCCAATACTGGTGCTCTGGGTTGCCGTTACCCTTGGTCTTGTTGACGTGGTTCAGCCCAATCGCCCTCTTCCACAACCCAGAAGGATCTTGCCGCGCGTTGTGATATTCGATACCACTGTTGTATAAGTCCACGGGTACCTGGATGTCTGGCAGCGCTGCCAAGAATGAGTAGATCCCCTTCCACTTCTTCCATTGCGGCATCCAGCAGAGCGTGGAGGTCTTGTCGTCCTGGTACAGTCCCGCCTTCCGTACGTCTAATGGCGTAGGCAAGAAGACGTAGTTTCCTGGTAGTCTGCTCAGGCTGTCGTACTTCGACTGATAGCACGTAAACAGGTGGAACTTCACTAGGTCGCTCACTTGTCGATACCATTGGTAGTACCTATCCCAAAGGTTGTCGTGGATAATAACAACAATCGGCTTGCCTAGTTCAGCGGCGACCTCGTACAGCATCATCCAACTCATGTCTCCACCCTTGCCTTTGATGTCATGGGGACACGCTTGAATCATGAGCAGTACGTCGTATTGCCTGAGCAATCTTGAGAAGTTATGAGCGCTATCTTTTCGCTTGTAGCTTAGCTGGCGTGCTGGCAGGCGGTAGTAACGGTCGTTGACCATCGTAGGAGTCTCAGGACTTAGGCTGCGTAGCTTGCCGCTAGTGCTGGCCCAATAATAGTCAAAGGTGCAGCCTGCGGTTCGCAGACCGTATCCAAGACCTTCAACTATCCTGTTGATACCGCCACGCTCGATGACATCAAAATCAACGGCTAGGAACTTCAACGCGATCCTCCACCTTCAAAACCTCTGGTACATTATACGGCACGTGAAGTTCATCGGTTATCAAGAAGAGAAGAAAGTTGGCACACTGTTCCATGTCTACGAATATGCTGGTGCAGAGCGCACGCCACCCATCATAGCCCTGGTCTAGCGGTGCTTGATCGACACCAATAATTCGGCGGCCTCGTGCATACGCATATCCAACTTCCGTAGCTCCGAAGAGACTGTTGTTTCCGATAAGCGAAACCACCAGATCACAGCGATCAATAAGAAGCAGATCGCGAGGTACGTAGAATCGTGGGTCTCCGTGGTGCCCGTTGCCATTCCAGTCACTCCTGTCGGGGGCAGGTCGCGGGTGTAGATAAGTGATATGGCTACGCAGATCCTCCATCTGCTGCCTGGGTCTACTCCAATCGTCTGGTGTGTTGGGCCAGTTTATCATAATCTGCTGTTTTATCACACGATCAACAGCACCGACAAACTCAGCACGCCAGGGTACCCGCATACTCCCACAGGTGTAGACTGAAATGGCATGTGGCATCAGAGGTCTTCCCACTCGAGCCTGTAGCCGACAAGCTCCGTTTCAACGTTGGTGGAATGTATGAGACTGAGGTGACATCCCGTCGCCACGTACTCATTGGTATCCGCTGTGTTGTGCTCTTTACAGATAGTTATGCGGTTACCTGGGTCTGGAGTGCTCTCATACATCAGAGTCTTGCCGCGCTTGGTCCTGACAGACAACCCCAATGATACCAGTACCAGATCTGCACGCCCTTGACAGATAGCGCAGCTGAACCCAGGCTCTTCATACACAAGCTCTGGGCCAAACATCTCATCCAGGTTTGGCATCATGCCACCGATCAATGGTGTACGGCGCTGGACTTTCTGTTACCTCATTTACCACCAGCCCGTTAGGCGGACGATCATCATCATCGTCCTGAAAGTTGAGTCCCTCCCATGCTAGGATCATGAAAGCGCGTACGATTAGATCAAACAATACGCCTCGGCGTTTGTCTGGATCCCAATTCAACGCCGCCCCGTTGCGCCATGCACCTGATAAGCGTGCCAGCTTATCGATCATGTCCGCAGTTGGGATAATCTCACCTAGTGTCTGCCAACTACTATCGTACTGGTAGTTCTTCTGGGCCACCAGTGCATCGAAACGCCTCAACGCTGCCGCGAACTCTGGGTTTATCTCACGCATCAGCGTTTCGTAATCGCCAGGGGTGAGAGACTGCCCTGGGCCGTAGCCCAGGACATGCTCTGCAAATTGGTTGATCAACCAGCCCTGCTGGATCTCAACCCGCCTAGTTTCGACGGTCTCGCTCGGCTCCACTCTCTACGGCCTCCACAATCTCCTGGTTGATACGGTGGTGGCGCGGCATCAAGCGGTGGCACTCACGACAGATGAGGTGGTGCTCCACAATATGTCCCGCCGCCGCTTGCAACCGACGTGCCAGGAACGGGTCTTCGACCACCCTTGCGAAATTGCTGGCAACGTAAGTCACGTGCGCCCACAGACCATACATATTCGGGGCTGGTTGATTGATAAGCCTGCGGGCAATCATCCCGCGCACGCGCACGGGGATACCGTACTGGCTGAAGGTACTCTCGAGCGTTTCAGCCGTATGGTCGCTCAGTTGAATGTCTTGCAGGCTTCGGATACGGTCGAACTCGAAAGCACCCGCACCGTAGACCTGCCCCACCTTCTCACGAATCCACTCGTCACGGTCGCCCTTGGCTTCCTTGCGGGTGAAGTTCATGACGTTCTGGGTACTGACAGCACCGTTGGTGCAGACCAGCTGATGCGTGAACCCACCAATCTCCAGCGGTACAGCCGTGCTTGGCAGGTCAATACCAAGTGGCGTGAACGTTGCTGTCACACCATAGTTGATCACATCGCCAACCTTGCGGCCAGCTTTGTTCTCAACCTTGCCCATCTCCTGGTTCTGCCCACCCACGAGAGTGATGTACTGCCTGTCCCAGCCTCCGCCAACCTGATAGCCAAGGGCTTCCTTGCGGCCACCAAGCCCACGCTCCATAAGATTGAGCATGTGGACAGGGTCCATCACCTGCGCGGCGGCAGGCGTGAATGCGATAAGCTCACCTTCGCGAACCACTGCCTTGAGCTCCTGCTCGTGGCGGCGCAGGGCTTCATCCAGGATTGGTGCGACCAGGACTTTGGGGTACTTATCCAGCCCCGCGCCCTTGAGGCCACCAATCTTGTAGATGTAGTCCCACGCATCATTGCTCATTGGCAGTACGTCGCCACGCTTGCCGAACTGGTAGCTGGCATCACCATTATCACCCAGGCGAATGCCGTAGCTAGAAGTAGGTGCGAAGACGCGCTCCTCAAGGCCACGGTATGGGCGCAGCGTTGCGAGCGCTTGATCTCTAGTCTGTAGCTGCATTTCTTCTCCTCAGCGCTACGATCTTGTACACCGTGTTGCCACACCAGGGACAGGGACCGCGGAGACTTCCGCGTGGTCCACTATTCCCAGCCCCGTTGCCGCTACGCGGTGTCTCTACGTAGCGGCCCTTCTGGACCTTGACCTTCTCACGGCAGCTGAAACACCTGCCTTCGAAGGGTTCGGGCACTAGAGCTCCTTCACCTCGCTTATACCTTCACGCAACTCTTGCGGGGTGACCACTCTATCCATTGCGATGGCTGCATTGCAGGCAGTACAGCGGAGCACAAGCTGACCCTTCCAAGCCACAATATTCGTGGCATGGCAGATAGGGCACACCAGCCTGGCTCCATCCATCAATTGACCACTCATCGTCGTGTACGTGCTACAGGCTTGGCGACTGTTGCTCGGGACCTGGCTGTGGGGAGAGGCTTGCGCTGGACACGACGAGCGGGACGGACTGGCTCCTCGTCATCTTCCTCTTCATCCTCTTCATCTTCTTCTTCGTCGTCGGCTTCTTCGTCATCCTCAACTTCCTCGTCCTCGTCGTCATCACGAGCTACGGGCTTACGAGCACCACGCTTGGGAGCAGGAGCCTCCTCCTCTTCCTCTTCGTCCTCCTCATCTTCATCTTCTTCGTCTTCGTCGTCCAGGTCTTCGACCTCCTCGTCCTCATCCTCATCATCTTCGAGGCGGGAAGTCTTGGGCTTGGCCCGAACGTTGGCACCGTAGTAGTTCTCGACCTCGCTGGCGAGCTCTTCATCTGCACTCAGCTTGACGAACTTACTGAGGGCACGAATGCGGCCATCGATCTCCAGCTTGCCAATCTCCTCACCATCGATCTCGTACTTGGTATCCACGTCGCTGCCAATGCGCACGATGGTCCAGTTGCGATTCATGAGGGTTGGCTCGCGGTCACCAGCCTTGCCACGGCTGCGCTCGTACTTGATGATGAAGCTGTCGACCATGCCCTTGGTCATGTACAGCAGGCGGACCTCGCCAGTGCCTACGTCCACCACATTCGCGAGCCATCGTGTCGCAGCACGGGCTGCGGGATTGCCATCCAACTGGCACCCTTTGTGACACGGTACTCTGCTCCAGAAACCGCCGCTGCGTTGAATACCGTGCTCGTAGAACTTGGTCCAGGCTTGACCAGGCTCACCAAACGGCTCATCCAGAAAGCGCACCGTAACGCTCTCTTTGTCACGCAAGCGGATAACCTTGCTGGGAGTGCGCGCAGCATCACGCTTCAACTGGTCGAGCGTGCCAGCCGTGCTGCTGTTGACCTGGATCTTCTCTGGGCGCGTCCCGTTAGTACCGTTGCGCGATACACTCTTAGGCTTGAGCCTACCTTCTGCCATACGTGCCCTCCTCATGGCACCAAATGTGTGTGAAACAGGTTGGTCGTCGGATGCGCTGTTGTAAGCCGTCTTTTAGCCCTCCTGCCTGGATTGGTTTTGGCATGCCAACATTGTACGGCTCGGCCATTCGGGCTGACAAGCCGCAGTGAACTAGGGCCAGCCTTTCAGGACAAAAGTGCAGTCCAGTGCCGTTTACCGTCTAGGATCTGCCACCATTCAGTGTAATCCAGTTCATCTGGATCCTTGCGCACGATCTCATCAAATGGTGCGACCAACAATCTACTTACCGCAGTGTTTAGACGTTCGGCATTCCGCAGTGTGGCAATCGCACCAGCTGGATCATTGTCCATCAGCAACACTACTGAATCAAACCGATTTGCTATAAGCTTCAACTGTCCATCTGTTACGGCTGTACCCATGAGACCCATCACATTATCAAAGCCCCACTGGTGGCCCCGCATAACATCAGTTGGTCCCTCTACCAGGACACACTCGTTGGCATCATCGGGTACTTCGTCCCACCCGAATAACACACGGTCTTTCGGGAACTCCTTGTTGTAGAGATACTTGCGCAACTGATTATCGTTGGTAGCACGTCGGCAAATCCCCACCCACTTGCCCTTGAAGCGTATGGGGATAATCGCTCTACGGGTGACGTTATCATAGCCCAGGTTGAATTCTCGTATTACTTGATCGTTGTACCCGCGAACGTACTTCCACCAGCTACGGCCATGACTGAACTTGGATACGTCTACCTCTTCGAAGTCTGCACTCTCTGGCGGCGTGAGAATACTCTGTAATTCTCTAAGATTGCGGTCGCGTATTTCAGCTATGCTTAGTACCCCACCGTGCTCTTCGAGTAGCCCGATAGCCTCCTTGTACGTCAGAGAACGTAGCTGCATCACTAGCTGCACCAAGTTGCCCTTCTGGGTGCAGACCCAACAATGCCACAGGCCCGTTTCGGAGTTTATCTCCAGGTTAGGGCTATCACGCTCCGAATGGAACGGACAATACGCCACAAGCTCTCGGCCAATGAGATGGCTATCAAGCTCTAGCGCTTCGATGATACGCGGGATATCTACCTTGAGATCGTCGAAACGCTTCATTCTTCTTCGGCTTCTGGGACCTCTTCATCACGGTAGTTGCTCGGACGCCTGCCCCGCACGATCTCATCAATCACACCCTTGTCGATATCCAGGTCGAACCGAATACGCTGGTTTTCTGGACCAAAGCGATTCTTCCTGACATACAACGTCAGCTCGCCACGGCTAAGGCGCAGCGCAAACACTCGGTCACTATCACGACCCAGGCTATCTGTCATAGCGATCTGGCTTAGCTGTGGACCCTCTTTGCTCTCAGCAGCGGCACGGTTAGCTTGAGCGTTCAACACAATCGGGATGTTGTACTGGATGCAGATCTGCTTGAACCCGCGGCTCATGTTGGCCGCTTCGACCCAGTTCTCAACACGAGCATTGTCGCCCATACTCAAGCCGAAGTAGTCATAGAACGCAACATCGGGTCCATGCTCTTCCACTTTGGCCTTGAACTGAGCTACCTTGGCGCTGTCGTTAGGTTCTGGGATTACGATACCCTTCTGTACGTACTTTCGGCTGCGGCGTGCAAAGCGAGCATACTCTCGTATGTCTACGCTGCCCATCATCAGGCCAGTGTTGCTGAACGCTTCCTTGAAGTACTCGCTGTGGTCTTTCGCCAGCATGCGGCTCAGCAACGTATCAATCCTGAAGCTAAGCTGCTCGTGGCTCATCTCCAGCGAGACATACATCACCTTGCCGCCATGCAGCGCTGCTTGAACTGCGAAGAACAAGCTCATCCACGTCTTGAACTCACCTTGTCGCGCTACCACAGTTATCAAGTCTGGCGCTTGTATGCCCCCAAGCTCTGTGTCCAGACTTGGTATCCCAAACGGGTAGCCCAGGAGTTCATCATTACGTCTGGCTGCCTTGCGCTGTCGAACCCAATTGACTCTGTCCCGCCAGCTTTCCACGATATTGATATCATTGCCACGGCTGTACGACTGTATCAAGGCACCAAGCTCGGTCTGCATCTTGTTCACGAGATCTACACTCTCGGTGGTACCGTACTGCCGCTGGTACTTCTGAAACACTTGTCCCAGCTTGTAGTCAAGCATGAACTGGCGCGTGCCCTGCACCAGATCCTCAAGCTCGTCTGGGTTGCTGGCATACACCTTGAAGTCTGGGAACTTTGCCCTGAATGCCAGCTTGGTTGTATCTGGGTGCCCTTCCAGGTACATCCACTCTGCGCGCCTTGTCAAGAACAGGTCTCGGTCCACCCCGAGCTTGATAGCCGCCCGTACCCCTGCGCCACGGAGTACAGCGCTAATCAACAGGTCCTCATGCTTGGGCATTCGTCATCCTTGTAGTCTTTGCCACCCCAACAGTATAGCATTCGACCACTCAGCGGCTAAATACGTCCTCATCGGGATACTCACCGTCTACATCTCTCTCCCAACACCGCATGATACGTTCGTAGACCTTGGGCCGCAAGAGCACAGATATCTCGAAGGTGCTGAAATTTTGACTGAATGAATACATTGCTGCCTTCAAGAAGTGTCTTACTTCACGGCCACGACCATCGAATCGTTCAAGAAGCCTCTTAGCATGTGGGCTTTGCCCTCGCCAGTCTACAACTGGCATAGCCCCATATTCAAACCTGAACAGGCAAGCCCAGAAACATATCACATCATTTGCGTTCCACTTACTCGGGGCATATCGCTTAGCCCAGAAACGCATAAACGGTCCTGAAGATGTCTTGGTCCAACTAATATTGAAGTTGTCCCTGCCCAACTTACTCATGAAAGTTAGGCGTCCATTCGGTTCTTGGACAAAAAGGTTCGGCGTGGCAGCCTGCCGCGAAGAAACAAGACGACTAGGCTTTATCTCCTCAGTCGTAGCGTACACGCCTGTGCCCGCAGTACGTGTCACATATCTTTCTTCTATATCATTCGTCAATTCATACTTCAATCTTCTTTCTTCAGCTATCTTACGTTTACTTTTTATAAGATGTAATGCAGCGATCGTAGTAGCCACCCCCTTTAGACCAGGTCCACGATAAACGTAAGCCGTCTTAGTTTCAGGGGCAGGAGATTGCCGTTTTTGCTTCTTTATGACAATCATAGTAGCCATGTCGATCTTCTGGATGTAGTATTTATTAGGTCTTCGGCCTACACCAGAAAGAACTAGAGTAATGGCGTCCTTTTCCTGTAGTGTTCTGAGGACCTTCTCAACATAGACATCATTCCAGCCAAATTCTCTTGCCAGTGTGTACTTTGACACTTTGACGAATCGGGCACCATCGGAATGAAAAATCAAGTACATAAGCACTTGATGCTGATTTCTTGTTAGACGAAGTCCTTTGACAATCAACAGATTCTCCTTGAAGATGAATTCGTAGTAGCCACCCCAAAGCATACCACCCCAGACGGTCTTCGAGTTTACAAGTTGAACTTAGAGACACAGGGTTTGCTAGACTGACACCAGGACTGCTACCATATAGGCAACGGGCCAAGGATGTCTAAAGATAACATTATCAAGGCAAAGATAAGCAGCAACCTCATTATCCCGAAGCGTGAGCTTCCTGAGAGGTTGTATAACGATTTGATTGACCAATTGAGCTGGGAGAACCCTGAGTATCGTGCGGCCAGGGTAAAGGGAATGAGCACGTACAACATCCCGCAATGGATATTCGGGATGCGTGAGATTCGCGACACTCTCTATATCGCTCGAGAGTACTACGGCGAGGTAGAAGCTCTCGCGAAGAGATACGGGTATGTGCTGGATATCAAGGATGAGCGCGTGTTTGATGAAAATGCACAACCCATCCCGCACAAGATCACCCTGTGGAACAGCCAGCGGCCAGCGGTAGAACGATTACTTAGCGATGTCTACGGACACCAGGGAGTGTTAGTAGCCCCGTGTGGTGCTGGCAAAACGAACGTACTACTGTATGTTATCTGTGAGCTCGGTCAGAAGGCGCTTGTACTCTGCCATACTAACGACCTAATGCACCAGTGGGTGGAGCGCATTCGCGAGTTTGTGGGCATTGAGCCAGGTATCATCCAGGGTGAAAAGTACGACGTAAGACAAATCACGGTAGCCAGTGTTATGACCCTTGCCCGTAGGGAGCTTGACCGTGAGTTCCTACGCACTTTCGGGCTGGTAGCCTTGGACGAGGCTCATCACTGTCCAGCAGATAGCTTCAAAGAAGTAATGGATCAGTTCCATGCCTATTTCCGCTTCGGAGCTACAGCTACACCAGATAGAGTAGATGAGCTTGAAGGATTACTGTTCGCTATCTGTGGCCCGATTATTGCTGAGATTAGGAGAAAGGACCTGCTAAATGAAGGCAAGATCATACCTACAGCAGTACAACCTGTAGAGACAGGCTTCGACTTCGCGTACAGAGGTATGCGCAGTTGGCACCCGATGATACGAGCTCTAATATCTAGCCGCCAGCGCAATGAGCAAATAGTGAGCAACATCGTGAGGCAACATAGGAGCGGCGACCATGTGCAGCTTGTATTATCCAAGCAGATTGACCACCTGCTCAACCTACGTGAGCTCCTTACCTCCAGGGCACCAGATATACCCTCATCGCTGCTTATCGCTGGAGGCAATAAGAAGGACAGATCAGGTCGTGTCGTTCGTAATGTGGCGATGTCGAAGAAAGAACGGCAGGAGGCCATCGAACGCGCTCGAAGGGGCACTGTGCGAGTACTATTTGGGACTTCACTGGCCGACGAGGGATTGGACTTCCCAAGACTTGATCGACTGCACCTTACTTTTCCCACGAGAGCAGAAGGCAAAGTTACGCAGCAAGTTGGTAGAATACAGCGTGCCGCGCGAGGAAAGACGGATGCTCTTGTCTTCGATTACGTGGACGAAATCTCCTTACTTCGGGACCAATGGGGGGACCGACGACGTGCATACCATGAAATTGGACTCACAGTAAACAGGGTGAGACAGTGATACACGCTATCAAGAGCAGAGAAGATCTCGAGACTGTTATATCGTACATCCAGCGGTACAAACTCCTGATGGATAAGTACAAGGCACTCATGGATCTACACCGTGAGATGGCTGTACGCTACCTGGAAGTAAAGAACCTGAAGAGCGTGGTAGCTGAAGATGGCGCTCGTTGGCAGAAGCGCCAGAACACAAGTGTCCAGTATCAGATGGACAAGCTGCGCAGGCTTATGCGCCACCACCGCGTGGATCCGTCTACAGTAATCAAGACTCGCACTGTCGAAGAGGTGGATGAAGAAGCGCTCACCAAACTGTTGAAAGCAGGGGTTATCACCGTTGAAGAGTTCGAAGACATTGCCATCCGTCACACTGGCAAACCGTTCATAGTCAGGCTACCCAATGCCAAGAGGAAGTCGAAAGCGCCAATCTCTATTAGATCCAGGCGACAAGATTACGATCAGCATCGGAATGACGGTGCAAGTCGGGGAACGAAATTTCGTAAAATTGGACTGCGCCGCGGAAACAAAGATTCGGCCTGATGAGGGCGTAGATCAGGCTCAGGACAGATTGTTTGAAGCATTGGAGGTGACGCTGAACGATAAGATCGACGAGTACGTCGCGGCCATGAACAGGTAACAAACCCGTAACATTACGTTCAACTTGCAAGGACGATCGGGGGGAGCTATACTACTGATGTCGTGCCAGGACAGGGCAATTTCAGGGTCGTCACCCTGACTCTATCGCAACTCATTCAAATGATTCAAGGAGAAGGTATGCCAACCAGCACCAAACGAAAAGCCGCTCCTCCAGTAGTGGAGGATGACGAGGAAGAACTAGACGAGGAAGAGGAAGTACGCCCTGCACGGCGTCCCAAGACCTCTGCCGCCGCCAGCACCAAGACCTCCACCAATGGCACTGCTCGGAAGCCCCGCCCCAGTGAGCAGGCCGAAACAAAGCCTCGCACCAAGAAAGTCGTCGCTGCGCCAACGGGCACCAGTGCTCGGGACTACGCACTCGCTATCCTGCTCGAGGGTGCTCCGCGGGACGAGGTCAAGAAACGAGCCATTGCTCTCGCCAAGAGTGAGGGAGCGGATGTCTCGTGGAAGACCTTCGACGTCTCGTACTACATCAAGTACCTTGGGGAGAAGAAGAACTACCGTATCATCGAGAAAAATGGTACGGTGCGAGTTATTGCCCCCAAGGGCTAACCCGCCTCTGTCCTGGCACGGGAAAGGAGGGTACCCGCAAATACCCTCCACCCCTTGTCGCATGCCTGGAGGGGACGGATGCGACAAGTCTGGCATTATCCCCCACCAATGTTGATGCCGAACCCTGCAAGAATCTTGGGTATCAGGAAGATGAGAACCAGTAGGGTCACAATACTGCCCACTAGTAGCAGACCTACTGTATCCATTCTGGCTTCCCAACGATCCCCCTGAGTATCGGGTCTCCGCCGCTCGTAGCCAATGCTGAGAGTAAAATCTATCCGCATGCCAGAGTTACGAGTGTCCCTAATAGGTGGTTCCCCATCAGGTAGTGGCGGTCCAGCCATCCATGCACCTATCAGGTATCTTTTGGAGGTTTCCTGTTCCTCCAACGGTTGTGTACTTCACCACCTATCAGGCCACCGATAAACCCTGCCAATGCAGGAAAGCTGTGATCCGCAAACCAGCCAGCAATAACCCACAGTGCCTGCTCTAGGAGATTCATGGGCCATCGTGGAGTCTCTCGTTGGTGGGGTTAGGCCGCTTTACCGTTGGTTACGGCATGGATGTCCTGGAGAGCCTCTACGCGTGCCTGTAACGCGGCATCGTCGTGCTGCCAGCGTCCTGGGCCATCCATAGCTTCTACAAGCTCTTTCACATGATCGACAGCATTGGTATCGGCAGCAGCCCTGGAAGCACGAGCAGGTACTTCTCCGCAAGCACAACCCTGGATATCAATCTTGTGGACGAACATCTCCTGCACTTCGTACGGCGCGGCTCCTCCGCCTACAGGATGTGTTGAGCTTGCCCCACAACCATCTGGGCAATTGAGCACGATGAAATTGTGGTTCTCTGTATCATCAATATTCTTGGTGAAGTTGATATCCGCCAGCATGATTGTACCTTCATGCCCCGTTTCATCAAAGATCACCTTCATGCCGCCTGGGATGAATTCTGTTGGCCGAATACTCATGGCATCTTTACCTCGATCTGGAATCTATCTGCTGGGAAACGTGGCTCATCGGTAGCTTCCATCACATCATCGTAGAACTGAGCAAACCTGCGGTCGACCACAACCCACGTCATCTTCTCAACCTTGCGCTTGAGATACTCCCAATCTGCATCCTCCAGTTCGAGAATACTGCCTTCTTCCTTATCAAGAGCATCCAGCACCCGCACGCCCCTGCGGATCTCCACAATATCAGCTCCCGCAGCCTTGTCCAACGGAGTACGGACCACCTGCTTTACAAGAGAACTGAAGTCAATGATATTGTCTTTATAATTAGGATCATCGGGCGACAAATTAGGATCGGGGATCACAGCGAGGAAGATTCGTTTCATGCTGGCTTGTGCCTTTCTACAATTGGTCTTGCCGCCTCAGGTAGCTCGATACGATTCCCAGGCACATTATTATCATATGTGAACAAAAGCGTGGGCCACTCTGGAGGATCATCAAGACTCGGGCCTTCTGTGCCAAGCCCGTTGATGTCAATACCCTCAGCTTCAATCTCTGCTTCCAAGTTATGTAGATCATGAGTAGGCTCACTCAAGAAATCATAACCCGTGACATCCCAGCCAACCGTGTAAGGTGCTTCGGCCATACAATCATTTTATATGTTCAATAATCGTAACGTTGCTGTAGATGCCTGTGTTGGTAGAAATTGAGCCTGCCCCTTGTAGCGACCATGCAAATGCAATGGAGAAGCCTGAGTAGATACCTGGTCCATACGAGTATATAAACGGAACTGTCTGCGCGCCATTTGCAGCAGAGCAACTATTGATCTGCACTCGGTTATTAGCATCCGCTCCATTGATGTAGACACTTATGGTCATACCAGAACCGACATTACTTTGGATCAGAGCAAGATTGGCAATGATAATAACCTTGCCGCCTTGATACCCAGAGCAAGCCATACCAGAACCGAGTTGTCCAGGCATATAGACTGCAGAGCCGCTACTAGTACTCCCCGCTGGAGCAAGAGTAAACGTCCACATATGGGAGATATAGCCGTCAGGGATCTGGGCGTTGAAGTTACCCTGCCTCAGTAAAACTTGCCCTGAAGCATAATCTGTGGGGCCAGCGGCAGGAAACATAAGACCAGCAGCGGTGTTATCGTTATATATGCCGTTGCCACTACCACTGATACGGAAGTAATCACCCGTCAATCTAATGGTACCGCTTGAGGAGATACTTGTCACTGTAGCAGCATTCATACTCGTAGTCGCTGCCTGGAGTACGAGCGTGCTTCCATTGAGTTGGATGTATGATCCGCTAGGCCAGGTAAGTAGGTTTGTATTCTGTCCAAATGTAATGTTGCCGACAACAGTTAGGCCAGCGCCGAGTGAAGTAGCTCCATCAACGACTAGAGAGTAGTTGTTCGTCGCTCCTGATGGTGCCCCAATGCGAACCACGTAGTTGTTGACAAAACCTGTAGGAGCTACCATCCCAACAAACTGCGCCCCAACACCTGTCAAGCCAGTCTTACCATTGGCTATCAGGCCTGGTGCATTGTAGATCCCATAACAGAAATCATTGTTGTTCGCAGCAGCGGCAGAGGCTTGATTATTCAGACCACAGACAGCAGCTCCAGCTCCTCCAGCTCCATTCGTATATACCCCTGTCGTGGCAATAGCCGTATTGGAGCCACTAGGATGCGGAGCAATACTGAGAGCTGAAGATGGGCTTGGAGTATAATTGACTCCAAGACCGTTATTGACTTGGAGTCCAGTTATAGTCTGGTTTGCGGCAATCTTGGCTCCAGTAACGGCACCATTAGCCAGATCAGCTGTCTGGATAGTGGCATCTTGGATCTGGTTGCCTTTTACCATTACCTCTGCCATGAGATTCTCCTATGGATTAGCCTCTATCGTGATATACTGCTGAGCTGCGGTGCCAACTAATCTACTCGAGTTACCCGCTACTAGACCACCGCCACATGATAGAAGAAACACACTGCTATTAGGAGAAGTATAGTTGGCACTACCACCTGTAACAGCTACAACGGCTCCACCAGAGTTAGTAATCTGTGGTGAGCCAACAATCGTGACTGTTGGCACAATCGGCTTCGGTATGTAGTGAATCTGGAAAGCAGCAGTCGTAGTCGAATACACAGCTCCCAACGCCAACTCTGTCTGCACCTGTGACGGATAACCAATAATCTCATAATACCGCCAACATCTTGCCAAGTCGTCCGCGGGATGCAGAGGAACAAAATCCGACGCTACCGTGCCTATAGTCAGCATGGCGCTATCGATATAAGCAACCCCAGAGTTTGTATCGAAGTAAGCGCTCGCTGCTACATAGCTACAGGCTCCCAAAGATACTGTCACGCTAAGTGTCTGCCAGGTTCCATCTCCAGAGTGATACAGGCTTCTTGGAGAAGGAGTATTATATATCCCACCACCACCAGCATCCGTATCAAGACCTACACGGACCATATTGGCGACAGAACACAATACACGCATCGATAGAGTTACAGTACGTCCTGCCAACTGAAAAGCATCAGCTTGTTTGAGATACTGAAGTACGGCACTGCTGTTTCCCGATCCTTTGGTATATGTCACGCCAGCAGAGTAATTAGAGCCAGTTACGCCATAATCGGCGTTATTACCCGTAGCCCGACTAACACTCAACGTATCGGAACCATTGACACCAAGTAACCATCTATCAGCACAGTAATTACCTGTAAATGGACCAGTTCCTCGTTGCCAGATCTCAAAACCGCCATTGGTCAAATAGTTGGGTCTCAAGAGATCTGAGGCAATACGCTCATTCGGCAGTGCGTCTGGATAAGATGTAGCTGGAAAGAAGTTCTCTGCCACTTGCCCTATGACTAAACTAGCACTATCTACGTATGTTGTTCCAGCGGTTGATCCTTGGCACTGCAAGCCAACGCTTATATTATTCGTATTCAAAGGGATGGAAAAGGTCATCCAGAGTGTATGATAAGCTCCATCTGCAGGAGCTATCATCGTTGGACTAAAAGTACCACCAGTTCCATCAGTCCAAGCAAATATCACGACGTTTGCTTGAGTTGTTTTGACTCGAAGACTAAGGGTGACCGTTTTTCCTCTTAGTGGTGCCGCAGGAGGAGTCTGCTGTATCCCACCATATCCGCCGCCTCCTGCAATGGAGTTCACCATCGCTACACAGTACAATCCTGTATCCTGGTTGACAGAATCTCTAGAAACTGTAAGCGTGGAGCCAGAGCCAGTGCAGATCGTTTGCCATTGATCTGCGATTGCAAAGGTTGGATTACCCGTCGTTGCCGCAAACGGTCCAGGACCACGATGCCATTGCTCAAAGCCGCCATTCTGTAACAGGTTCGGCCTGGCAACGTCGGGGGCCAGCATCAAGTTGGGAACAAGAGTCTTACTCATGGATTGGCCTCTATTGTGATATTCGCCCCTCCGCCAGAGGCATAGTAATAACTATCGCCCGCATTAGTCGCCGTATAGTAGACCCAGAACACGTTCACGCCTGCTACTGGAAGAGTGAAGCTACTAGCTGTCACATTTGCCGCAACCCACGTTCCAATCGCAGTCAATGTAGGAGTAGCTGCTTTCTTAGCTTTGAGCCATACAAGATTTCGAATTGTAGCTCCTGCCGCCTGTGCCTGGCCTGAGAAAATCAGCTCGCTGTTGCCGTCACTACTAAGCGCTCGCTCGTAGTACCGAAGACATCTTGCCACATCATCAGCGAGATTCATTGGGATATATGTCATCGGCACTTGGCCTACTACGAGCGTACAGTTGTCGACCCAGAACGTAGTATTGATACTTGCCCCTTGTACAAACACTTCAACTCGGAAGAATGTTGCATTTGCCCCTACAACAGAAGTTATACTAAGTGTTTGATAAGTATTGTCGCCAGTATGAAAATTGTAGGTCGTAGGAGTAACGGTATTATTGCCGCCGCTATTCCAGTAAACTCGTACTGCACAGATCCCAGCGACACTACATCTTACTCTTGCTGCGAATGTAACCGTCCGCCCGCGCAACTGGTAGACTTCTTCGATATCCTGGTTGATGCCAACAAGAGATCCCGTCGCATTAGTCGTTGCTGTTACCGCCGCACAGTAGCGTGAACCAGCGCCATCATAGTTAGAGGCATCGGGAATGACACTAATAGTAGGAGCACCTGTTCCTTCAGCGTAGGTCTTCCATCTATCTGCCGACATAACAGTGGGAGAGAGTGAAGTGTATGGTCCGTTTCCGCGCTGCCATACCTCTAGCCCAGGATTGACAAGCAGATTCTGTCGTGCCGTATCAGAGGCCAGATCCTGATTACGCACCAATTGTTTAGGCATCAGTAGCCCTCCAGTATAGCATAATCATGGATTAGCCTCGAACGCGATGGAGCCTGCGGTAGAGTTATTGGCAAACAGTGTCGCTACGTTGCCCGCAACCAATCCATTGGATACGCCAATGACTGTCCTACAAACCTGGGTAGTAGTAAAATCGGTGGTTATACTAGTCAATGCCAACGGACTAAAAGTAGCATTCATTACCTGATATACTCCAACTGCACCATAAGTCACTGTCGGAGTAAGCGCAGGTGGGACTTGATAATGAGTTTGAAAGAAGCATTGAGTTGCTGCGGAACATTGTCCTAGCGCCAATTGCGAGCTACCGTTTTCCCCGCCAACTTTCTGATAATACCGCAGACACCTTGCCAACTCATCTGCAGGATGCGTGGGGATGTAGTCAGCAGGAGTTGCAGCTTGAACAAGCATAGCGTTATCAACATATGCTGTACAAGAGCTAGTGAAATATACTCCTACCCAGACACTTATACACGAGGGTACAATCGTTGCCGTAACCGTCAACGTCTGGTATTGCCCATTCCCGATATGATACGGCGAGAGATTTATAGTTGCATTCGTAGCATCAAAGATTGTAGCTCTAATTGCATTAGCGCTTGAAGTCTTTACACGAATGGAGAATGAGATAGTCCTGCCTGCGAAAAAATAGCCATCCCCTGTCTTGAGTACCTGAACATAGTATGAGCCTCCCACATTTGCAGTATACGTACACGCTGCGCAAGAACCCAAGCTTCCATCAGAGTTAGCATTATCTCGACTGATAGAAAGTACGTCAGGAGTACCAGATCCGTTATAGTAATTATTCCATCGATCTCCCGCAAACGTACCATATGCCGTAAACGGACCATTACCTCGTTGCCAGTTATCAATACTACCATTCGTCAAGAGATTGGGAGATGTACTCGGGATCACAGATCCTGGTAGCTTGCCTGTAGTCGGGTTCGTAGCAACTATAGTTCCAGGAGTAGCTACAGTATCACTACTCGCATTGAATCCTTTGACTGTGTTAGCGTCTCCCAGCACTACACCGTAAAGATAGTTGATAACAACTCTGGTCAGACCATCAAAAGCATCCGCAAACGTAATAACATTACCAGAGATAGTGTAATGTCCATCTTGCGCTGACTGAAGTACACCATCTCGGAATACAGATGCTAGAGTCTGTGGCGTCTGACTCAGGGTAACCGTGGTAGCCGCGTTAGCAGGAACAAACTCCTCATGGAAGACTGTACTGGTTGGCATGATCGCCAACGGCAAGTGTGCAGTTCCATCTACGGCTACGAGAGCATTGGCTTGAGGAGTGCTGGCAGGCACAGCGGGGATATTGTTGACTGTGCTGGCATTCCCAGAGCCAAAGTTCTGGCTCCAGGTAACGATAACATGCTCTCCCGCAACAAAGGCATCAGAGAACGTTACTGTCGTAGTGCCAGAGTTCCAGGTCCAGTCACCAAGAGAAGTTGATTGGGTAACACCGTTCCGCACTACACCCAGGATCATACCTGGCACTGACATCAGAGTAACTGTCGTAGCCGCTGCTGGAGGATCGAACTCCTGATAGTAGGGTGCCGCGCCAGGAACAAACGAGTTGACTTGATAGTAGACTACCGAGATATCATCACTAACCAGGGCTGTTGTGAAAGTGACGATCGTCCCAGCTACGGTGTAGTCTGTGCCAGAGCGTTCCTCCAGGCCGTTCTTGCTTACGGACATAATGGTATCGGCGGGCATACTCAGGGTGACTGTTGTTCCAGATACGCCTAGGAACTGGTCTCGTCGTACAATACCAGAGCCAAATGTGATAGCTACTGATCCGCTACCCTGGTCCGTGAGAGACCCATTGGGGAACGTCAACACTTTGGCCCCAACTACGTCAGGAGCACCGTCAACTTCTTTGACTTCCAGTGTTGGCGGGAATACAATCTCAGCTACTCCACTGCCTCTATCAATCAGAGCGCCATTGGGAACCTGGATTGTATTTACACCATTGACGGTAGGGGCTAAGTCTACCTCGCGTACCGTAAACGGGAACGTTACTCCTACAACCTGCCCGCCAAGATCAGTTAGGCTACCATTGGGAAACTGTAGCGCTCGGGTGCCTACAACGTCTGGAGTGCCGTCGACCTCCTTGACCTCCAGACCGCCTCCGCCAATACCGCCAGTACGTATGCTGGCTGTGACTGTATTAGAGGCATCTGGCGCAGTCAAAGAGTAGGCAAACGACCCAGGTACCACTATTGCGCTACCGCTGGCGTAATATTGTCCTGCGACGGTCTGTAGATACTGTCCCCGCAAGGTACCGCCAGCAACCTTGACGATAGCTGTCCCAGAGAGTGTGACCCTGCCAATAGCTCCCGTGGCAATGTTCTCGGCGACCACCATTACACGAGAGCCATCTATCCCACTGACGTTAGGCTGAATAAAGGCCATGTCCGCGCTAGGATCTGTGATCACCACATCACCAGCTACTCTTGCCGAGCCAGTGTTGTTCTTGAACAGTGCCACAGAGCCCTTATCAGCTACAATGCCGTTCTGGAACTCCCATCTACCAGTGATAATCTCATCCTGGTTGTACTCGGTCATGTTGTCCGCGATCGTGCCTTGAGCGTTATCTGTATCGCGAACAATACCCGTGATGTTGAATGTCCGCCCTGGAGGTCCAACAGGATACGTGACGTTGTAGACGTCTGTCGGATCTGGCAGCGGGAAGCCTTTACGTGTGGTAGTCCTCATGCTACATTACTCCAATCGGCATTACCAAGATTCTGCCAGTCCTTATCATGTGTAAGATCGGTGGCTAGTGTCTTCCAGTCTGCTTCTGTTTGGATAAGCTGCCACCCCAGATGTGCAGGTTTCGCGGCCTCGATAGCCGCCTGGAGATTAGCCAGTACCTGAGGAGGGGTCACGCCAGCCGCAGGTCGGATAATCCTTACATCAAAGGTGTATGTCGAGATGTGTGGTACGACCGCAGCCTGGATGACAAAGTACTCAGCGACACTCTTGATATACTGTGGCGTCGGACTAAGTCCTCGCTGCTGCATCCGTTGGACAAGATAGTCTCGCCTATAGCTATCAGGGATGGTGGTGTCGTTGGGTATGCCAAGCATATCCTCCCACCAGCCCAGATATGGCTCAAAGGTCTCTCTAGCCAACCATGCCGCGAGTACACCCTCATGGCTATACAGCCAGTCACCATGCAGAACATTGGTAAGGTCTTCAGCCGACTCATAGTGCAGCCAGCGATCGAACTGATCAAGCTCTCCCTGCCAACTATACAGCATCTGCTGGATATAGTCATCACTACGATACCACGGCTGGATATTGTCGAAGTACCGTATAGTGCTGATGGGAACAGGGATAGCCATCAGGGTGTCACCGTAATCGTACCTGGGGTAACCTTGGCTGTTCCAGGAATGACAATATTGGCTTGTGTCCAAGTCCCACTGGTGGTGAGTTTGATACCATGACCAGCGCTCAGGATATCGTAGTCACTCACACTGGCTCGGTAGTAGGCTGGCTCGGCTGGATCGTACAGTATCACATGCTGTACCTGGGTGAACAACACATCATCGCCAACATTGAGATCGAACAGGTAGTTGCTGATGGCTGCCTGTACTTCATTCACGGTTGCCGCCGTGTTGAAGCCTGGAGTTACGTAGATCTTCACGCTGACGTCAACCTGTGTGACCGTCGCGGCTACGACAGTTACCTGGGCACCGATAGGAGCTACGCCTCCGCCTTGACCAGCCGCATTAGGATCGATGTATTGCTGGACTGCGGCAATAGTGGCAGCACCAGGGACAGTACCATCGGCGTTCATGATAACTACCTTGACAGTGCCGTTTCCGTTCCAAAGAGGAACAACAGATACGTCACCAATACTGGTACCAGGAGTTTCTTTGGCCCATCGCTGGTAATCCACGACGTTACCGCCGCTTGACGGACTGCGAACGGTGAGGAGAAAACGACTGAGTAGTTGCGCATCAGTCTCTCGATCTAAGCCACTGGTAAAGGCAATAGGATTTGTAACTCCCTGGACAAACTGCGTCGCACTAGCCATGATGTTGATAGC